TCCTCAGCACGTCGACCACGGTCATCACCGTGGACATGTCCTCCCCCGCCCACTGGGACGGGACGGTGTGCGTCGCCACGGCCACCTCGCAGATCAGCCGGGACCAGGTCCCGGCGGGGTAGGGTCCGGCACATCCGCCACGAGGCCGTCGCCGTCGTCGGGGACCACCGACGCGATGCCCTCGGCCCACTCCTCGAACGGGACCTTCGTCTTGGAGTGCGCCCAGGCGATGACGGCGGCGGAGGTGGCCATGGGGAACCCGGACATGTCGATGGCGCCGCGGACCTGCCTGGGCATGATCGGCAGGCCGTGCTTCGCCGCGTACCGCTCCCACGCCATCTCGCAGCCCATGTGGGACGCGAACGTGTAGGGCTCCCCGTCGACCGGGACGACCCGGTAGGTGACGCCGATCACGGGCCGGCCGGTTCCGTCGACGGGGTGAACGCGGCGGAGCCGCCGGTCCACTCCACCTCGGAGGCGACGGGCGCCCCGAACTCGTCGGCGCCGATCTCCTCCGGCAGGGTCAGCGGCAGCCCGGAGATCACCCACTTCGCGCCGTCCTCGGTGTTCGGGGTGAACGTGACCACGGCCTCTTCGAGGTCGTTGTCCATCAGGAACTTGTACAGCCCGGCGGCGGAGAGGTCGTTCTCCAGCTCCCCGCCGAACCCGTCGTAGCGGGCCTTGCCCGCGGCCCGCTTCTGCCCGCACAGCATGGTGCGGGCGTCGCCGACGTCCTCGTACTGGTGCAGGACCTTGGCGTTGGCGAACTCGCACGCGAACGACGTCGCGGTCCCGCCGGTGCCGACCTGGATGGTGACGTCCCCGGGGCCGAGGGTCGTCCACTTCGCGGTGGTCTGAGCGGCCATCTACTTCTCCTCACAGTCGAGTCGGATCGTGATCGTGGTGCGCCACCCCGGCAGCGGCACGTCGCCCATGAGCAGGGTCTGCGGGGTGAGCGGTTCGCTGCCGCGGAGCGCGTCCAGCGCCCCGGGCAGCAGCGGGTAGAGGTCCTGCACCTTGCCCGGGGGGGCGCACAGGTGGACGGGGACGGTGAGGACGATGCGGCCCTTCAGGTGGGTGGCCTCCACGGTGGGCAGGTCGACCAGGGCGCCGGCACCGTTCCGCGCCGTGTACCCGATGATCAGGTCGGGGTCGGTGGTCGCGTCCCACCCCGCCGCCGTGAGCCGTTCGGCGACGTGGTGGAGGGCGGCGGCGATCCTCATGAGACCACCGGGTCCAGGCCGACCAGTTCCCGCGCCCGGTACAGGGCGTCGGGCTGCGCGGTGCTCAGCGCCGCCTCGTCGTAGCCGGCGATGCCGCTGGGGGTGGCGCGGGACTGGTACAGCATCGCGGCGAACAGCGTCGCGCCCTGCACCGCGTCGTCCTCGGCCCACAGGGCGTCGGGGTCGGTGGTGCAGCGCCGCTTCTGCGCCCAGGACACCGCGGAGGCGGTGCACCGCTGCAGCCGGTCGTCGACGGGCAGCCCGAGCTCGGCGGCGACGTCCTGCGCGGTGATCATGTCTTCTTCCGGCCCTTCGGTTCAGGCGGGGCCGGTGGGGGCGCCGGTGAGACGGGGGTCTCCTCACCGGCGCCGCCGCCCGTTAAGGGGCCGTCCCCGCAGTCACCTTCGCCGCGACGGTCACGTCGACCACGACGGGGTCGTCGCGGAGCTCGGCGAGGATGGTGAACACGTTCTCCACGAACGTGTTCGCGTGCGAGTCGGTGATGTACACCGCGACGCCGCTGGACTTCTCGTAGCGCTCGACGGCGGCCGCGATGTCGGCGACGACGGCGGTGCCCGAGGTGACGTTGGACGAGGCGACCGGGGTGACGTTCCACATGCTCCCGGCGATGACGGCGCCGTTCAGCGTCTTCCCCAGCAGGCCGATGTCGATCGCCGCCCAGTCCAGCGGGTTCAGCAGGACCACGGAGGGGACGCCGCCGGCCTGCTGCACGGACGCGATGCCGTTGCGGATGCCGGCCAGGAGGTCGCCGTCGCCGTCGACGGCGGGCAGGGTCGCGGCGAGGATCGCGTCGGCGACGCGCTTCTCGGCGGCTGCCAGCACGAGGCGGGTGAGCTTGTCGTCCAGCCGGGCGCGCAGCCCGGGGATGTCCTCCAGCGCCTGCCTGGTGACCTGCGTGTACACGGGCAGGGTCTCCAGGGACACCGAGACGTTCTTCTCCTCGAACTCCACCGACGGCTTGGCGACGCCCTCCGCGGTCGGCACGACGGGGTTCGGCCCGGCCGCGCCGCCGGTGCCCTTCACCTGCAGCGTGGTCACCTGGAACCCGCCGTAGGCGACGGGGATGCCTCCGACGAGGTTCAGCAGCGGGGTGCGCAGGGCGGGTCCCGGCCGGTAGGCGTTCATCGGGTTCAGCTCGGAGGCGAACGACGCGGACTTCATCGGCAGGGCGCGGGTCAGCAGCCCCGTCTCGTACTTGCCGGTGGAGCCGACGCCGGCGTAGCCGGAGAACTGGCGGGACCGGGTGAACAGGGAGCCGAGGGTCTCCCCCTCGGCCGCGGCCTCCTGCTGCTTGTGCTCCCGGGTGCGCTCGGCGCGCCGCAGGATCTGCTCGAACTCGGAGTTCGCGGCGCGGGTGTGCAGGACCTGGGTGAGGGTGCCGATCTGGGACTTCAGGGTCTCCGCGCGGGTCTGCAGCTCGGCGGTGTCCTCGGGCTTGAACTCGTCGCGGGCGGCGAGGGTCTCGATCTGGCTGAGGACGTCGGCGAGGTCGGACCGCTTGCGGTCGATGACGGTGGTTTCCATGGGTGGGCCTCCTCCTGGGGCACGTCGGGGTTCGGTGCCGCAGGGGGGCCGGCCGGGTCGCTGCCGCCGGGGGGCCTGGCTTACAGGTCCGAGGCTACAGCGCGGCGGCCCGCATGTCCCGCATCCAGCGGGCGAGGGCCTCGCGCTGCTCCGCCTGCCGCGTGGCGCGGACGGCGAGGACCTCGGCCCCGGCGTACGCCGGGTCGTCGACCAGCGACCATTCGGGCATCTGCTTCACCTTCGCCCGACGCACGAAGTGCCCCTCGGCGTCCTGGTCCTCGCGGTCGATGCCGGCGTAGAAGCCGACGGACACGCCGCGCAGCTCGTGCTCCTTGACCAGGTCGAGGACGTGGTCGCCGCGGTGCCCCTGGAACACGCGGGCCTCGCCGATGAGGTAGCCGCCGTCCTCCCGCATGGACAGCCCGGCGCCGATGCGGTCCAGGAGGTCGGGGGAGTGCTCGTAGCGCAGCTGCGTCCGGGTGGGGTCGAGGTGCTTGAACGCGCCGTGGTCGAACGCCTCGCGGTACCGGCCGGTGCTGTCCTCCACCCAGGTGGGCCGGTCGAACGGGACCACGGCGAGGGTCAGGGTCCGGCCCTTGACCTCGACGTCGGCCACCTCGTAGGAGTGCCGCAGGATCATGCCGTCCCTCCCAGCGTGCCGGTGCCCCTGGTCACCCCGGCGGAGTCGTCGGTGTAGGCGTCGAAGTTGCAGCGGACGTCGGTGCCCCGCCGCTGCAGCGCGGACAGGGTCGCCTCGACGGTGGCGGTCCACGGCTGCAGCGCGAAGTCGCGGTGGGCCTCGAACCACTGCCGAACGTTGGAGTACGTCGCACTGTTTCCAAGGGTGACGCCCAACGTTTCCGGGGCCATGCCGAACGCGAACGCGAGGTCGGCGATGGACAGCCGCTTCACCTCCGCCAGCGCGGAGTCCACCGGGTTCCACGTGACCGGGTTGAAGTCCGTGGTGGAGTTCAGGACGGCGATGGAGCGGTTGGCGCCGCCGTGCGCGTCCAGCCAGCGCTTCTTCAGCTTGTCGGCCTGCTCCTGGGTCAGCCCCGGGGACTGCACCTTCAGGTACCCGTTGGGGACGCCGGAGCGGAACACGCCCGCGGTGTAGGCGGCGATCCGCCTGGCCAGCTCGAACGCCTCCGGGTGCGCCGCGAACACGCCGCCCGGCGAGTGCGGGTTGTCCAGGGCGACCACCCGCCACCGGGACGGGCCGACCCGGAAGTAGCCGTCGGCGTCGGTGCGCACCACGCCGCCGACCACCCAGCCGCCGCCGTCCTCGTCGGGCTCCACGTCGAACCGGCCGGCCACCCGCAGGGTCCCGGGCACCGGTTCGCCGGACTGCGCGGCCTGGAACACCAGGAACGAGCGGCCCCACCACACCGCGGCCGCGATCCAGCGGCGCCAGAACACCGGCCTGGACACCCTGGACTTCACCGGGATCGACGACGCCAGGCCCCCGGGCAGGGGGCGCAGCAGCTGGGGATCCTCCAGCCACGTGGAGGCGGGGACCTCCGCGCCGTCCCGGAACACCTTGAACGGCCCCGTGGTCAGCGGGTCCACCAGCAGCGACACCGCGCGGGTGACCACCGGCAGGCCCATGGCCCCGCCCCCGCCGGGGCCGTGGGGGCCGATCGGCCCGGACCCGGTCTCCAGGGACCGGCCGACCCACCAGGACGGCGGGGAGCCGTCGTCGGCGACCGACAGCCACGACACGGCGCCCTGGTCGAACTCCCACCCGTCGGGGGAGTTGGTGAGCAGCTGCCCCGCGGGGGCGCTGGTGTAGGGCAGGTTGGTCCGCACGGGGCGGGTGATCGTCCCGTGCGAGGCTCGGGCGAGCATTCGGCGCGGCGGCAAGGGGACCTCCGAACGGCGTGCGCCCGAATGCGCCGTGACAGGACTGGGCCCACCATAGCGCCCGGGGGCGTCAGAACACCTCCGCGGACTCCGGTGCGGCGTGCTCGGCCCACCACACCAGCCAGGACAGCGCCTTCACGCAGGACACGTCGCCGCGGGACGCCTTCGCGGAGATCCTGGGCCCGGTCTCGCCGGCGGCGACCACGGTGTCGGCGAACTGGGCGGCGACCTCGGGGCCCCGGTCGAACGCGACCGCGCCCGCCCGGACCGCGTCGGCGAGCGCCGTGACCGCGGCCGACGCCTCGCCCGCCTTCACCACGCGCGTCGTCAGCGACTCGGGCAGCAGGTTCGCGACGGCCTGGTGGCACAGGACGACCTCGGGGTCGCGGGCGACCAGCCACGGGACCACCTCGGCGAGGCCCCGCGCGGGCAGCACCTCGACCCCCGACGCGCCGCCGTGGACCGCCGAGAACAGGTCCGACTCCAGCAGCCGTTCGACGGCGGCGACCCGGCCGCCGGGGACGACCCGGTCGCGGGCGCAGGCGTCCACCGACGCCTCCGGCAGCCAGGCGTTCGACCGCTCCTCCTTCGCGACGGGCGGCCACTGGTTCAGCCACTGCACCCGGAACGCCTTCAGCGCCTTCTCGGTGGTCGCCTTGGACCGCTTCCCCTCCAGGGTCCGCTGCCGCCGCTCGTCCCAGTGGGGCGACGCCGACCGCCACGCGGCGGGGTCGTCGATGTCGTCCCCGGGTGCGGCGGACCACTCCAGCAGCAGGGTCGACCCGGGGTCGTCCAGCTGCTCGATGGCCGCGTCGCGGTTCGTCGGGACCAGGTCGGAGACCTCGCCCGCCCGGGGGACTCCGGCGGTGGACACCAGCCACATCTGGGGGTCCACGGCCTCCGCCATCGTCGGTTCGAGGCCGTGCTCGATCAGTTCGCGGGGCACGTCCCACGCCTCGTCGACGATGGCGAGCCCGACCGACAGGGACACGCCGAGGCCGTCGTTCGCGGCCTGGATCAGCCACCCGGACCCGTCGGCCGCCTCGATGCACTGCTCGCCGTTGGTCCACCGCACCCGGTAGCCGTTGTTCCGCGCCCACCGGGCGGCGGGCGCCCACTGCCGGTACGCGTGCTTCAGCTGCGCCGCCGCGTGGACCACGGTCTGCACCTCGCCGAGGCGCTCGGCCTGCTCCAGCCGCCACATGCACAGCTCACGGATCAGCCACGACTTGCCGACCTGCCTCGACGTCGTCAGCACGACGGTCTCCCACAGCAGCCGCCCGTCGCCGTCGTGCTCCAGCGCCCGGTACGCCGCCAGCTGCGCCCACCAGCGCTGCGCCTGCGTCCGCTTCGGGTGCATCCCGAACCGCTCCCGCGCCCAAGCCGAGAACTCCGGGCCGTAACTGCCCGTCGCCCTGGGGTGCGGCGCCGTCATCAGCCGCGGCCAAACGCCCTCCGGCGGGGCGTCGGGCAGCCCCCAGATGCCCGGCAGATGGGGGCTCGGGGGTGGGGAGAGAGACG